ATTCCATGGTGAAAATTTACGTGCAATTTCTTCGCTTTGAAATACCTTACCAATACGATTTAGAATATAAGGTATATCAAATAGACGTACGTTCCAGCCGGTGACAATATCCGGATAGCCTGGACTATGTACACTATCACCTCTCCACCACATTAAAAAACTGGCAAGAAGATCTTTTTCAGTTTCGCACTTATGATAGTGTATATGTAAGTTTTTATGGATTGTTTCAGAAACTTTATAGTCACCACATCCCCATACGTGGTAACGACCTTGTTTCGAAGATTTAGCGGTAATAGCTGTAATAGGATGTTTGGCTTCATCAGCTTCCGGGAAGCCATCATCAGAATAGACCTCGATGTCCAGGTTAACTACATTTAGCATAGCCTGGTTAAAATTAATTTCGTCTGGGAATTTTTCTTGTAAAAATTGTAGTACTACACGATCACATCCATAATAACTCAAGCCAGAAGTTTCATCTGCCTGCTTGACCCAATTGGACATTTCATGGCGATTTTCAAATTGTATTGGGCGTACATTTTTCCCGCCCATAGTTTTATAGCCCGTAGGCTTTGGGGATGGCAAATATAATTTAGGGCTAAAAGGTACTTTTTCCTGTACCAATTTGCCATTATTATCGTATCCACGGTAAAGTACTTTGGAACCATAGTGGTCCACAGAAACATAAAAAGACATACAACCTCCTAATAAACACAACTATTATACCGTATTATGCGAGGTTTGTAAATCCTTAAATTAGCTTTAATGCTTCTTTTGTTGTATCTTTTACGCGCTTTGTCCAACCACGACCAAAGGTTTTAAATGTATCTAGCTTTTCGTAGTAGCGCTGTCTATCATTTTGGTATTTTTCGATAGTTCTTTCTACACCAATTTTTTCTACATATTCAGATACAGCCTTTAGGGTATTAGGTCCAATAGCACCGTCTTGTTCTGATCCGACTAAAGCTTGAATGTAACCTGCAGCACGACCAGGCCCAGCGTTAACAGCGAAATCGAATACACAAAGATCAAGCCCAGCTGGTAGGTCATCTGCTTTGGTACGATCCCAATAATTTTTCTTATAGATCGGTTCAACATCTTCATTTACAAGATCTGCCATATCTTTTTGTACTAAATCATTTTCCATACACCATTCTTCGTATACTGCTTTAGTAACGCCTAGATTGGTTTCTCCTCCTGGATCTTCTGGGTGGTTAACATATCCACCTTCATGTTTAAGAACAAGCTCTAATGATTTCTTCCAATTTTCTTCTGCCATTTTCTTTCCTAATCTCAATATTAATATTAAAGGGAGCAGAACTAAAACCGCTCCCTTTATTTATATTAACTTAAAGTCTTCCATTCATCCTCAGTATAGGGCCACATATTAGTTGATCCTATTTACCTGAGCATTAAGTAACTTTTCTACTTCCCAAATTGATTCGGGTGTACAGCCGGCTTTCTTAAAGAAATACTTCCAAAGATTATTTATCATTATATTCTCCTTGAATTGTTTTACGATTCAATTCTCCTAGAAGACTATGATAAGTATGTTCCGGATATTCATGAATCAATTGTCTAGCAATATATTCATTTGCCGAACATTGTCTTGAAATCCGAATAGCCTTTCCTACTGCTGTAAGATACCCGATAATCCAGGTTGCAAAAAGAAATTTAGGCAGATTTAAAGTTTTTAGTACGATTGCGGTCATTTAATAATTCCTCGTTTTTCGTGATTGAAATTTTACGAGGCTGCTTCTCCTCCGGAAGAACGACTTCTAAATTAACAGTCAAGATTCCATCCGTTAGATCTGCTCCAGTTACTTCGGTATATTCCGACAGTCTAAATGACTTATTCCAATTTCGAGCACTAATACCTTTGTGAACATACATAGATTGATCCCGACGTTGTGGGCGATCGCCTTTGATGTAAAGGACATGGTCTTTTACTTCAATATCAATATGTTCTTGTTTAAATCCCGCAACAGCAAGTTCCAATGAATATTTAAATTCATCTTCTTTTACTACGTTATGCGGGGGATAGGTATCCTTTGATTGCTTATGAATGTTTTCAAGCTGATCAAAGATGTGGTCGAAACCAAGAAATGCGTTTCGCGGAAATGCGAATGTTCCAGTCATATGTACCTCCATGACTTATGCAAGGTTAAAAATGAGACCCGACTACCGGCATCTCTAATCTATATATAATGGTTTACTTTAAGAATGTAAACCCCTATTCAACAAAACTAAAATAATTACTATCGCAAGATAATCTTTGTCCATCAGGTGTCTTAACAATTACTGCAATAGAATTGCCATCACAATCTGGAACTACTACGCCAACATCAAGTGTCTGGCCGCGGTATTCATAAAGAGTATGACCTTCTTGAAGATCTTCATTAATCTTAACTTTTTTCATCATTTATTTCCTATATTATATTTCGGACACAATTCCCAATTATCTTTATCTTTATAAGATATAATTTTAATTTGTCTTAGTGGGGCCAATGGCTCAGCCGATTGACGGTTTTCGATTGTAAGTAATCCCCAATCACTCATAAGAGTTGCAATCGTATTTCTACGAGCAATATCATTCTCTTCTAGATTAGATTTCTTACCATCAAGTAAAAATAGCTCTTTAAAATGCACAATAAAGTAACGACCTTGCTTATGTAAAATATGGCAAGACTGATATAGTTTATGATCTTTACGTGAGGCTACACCGATGCGAGTTAGGGTTTCCCGTACTTTCAGGAAATCATCCGGCTCGTTTAAAGTAACTTCTAGCATACTGCCAGGAGTCCACTCGATTAAATTATTTTCTTCCACCTTTATCTACCTTCTTTTTCAATACTTCTAATTGTTCTTTTGTAAGAAGGGGCAAGACTTGGCGTGCTTTTTCATTGCTATAACCATAATAAGCCTTGACTACTTCCACATCACTTTGGGATTCAGGTTTGAACCACTTGGAAAAACGTTTCCGCTTTCTAATTATATTTATAAAAAAATCGAATTGAAGACGGTTATCTAGGTGATGGTTGATATTCATCTCATTTGCAATGAGTACAGTATCATTAAAGTAGGATAGGCTACGGTTTGTCATATATGGTACGTACTGCTTTTCAGCAATATCATCTACCATAATATTCTTTTTAGTCATATTAATAGCATTTACATATTCAAATGGATTCATCACATACCTCTTTGCATAACACGGAGGAAGATATATACGCTTAAACCTGCTATAATAGTACCATCATAGCCAGCAACAAATCCTCCTATTATACCAGCTATAATAGATATTATAAATGTCGTTTGTTCGGGATCACGCAAATTCAACATTAGCCATAACCTCGGTCAGACAAGCGACAACGTTTAATTCATGATCAGCAACAAATGCGTGTTTATACTGATAGTCTGCTAGAATTAATACAAGTGACGGTATAGATTGGGGTTTAAGGTAATCGTACATTTGATCATATAAACCACGAAAGATAGCAGATGCATCGGTATCCATATTATTAGTTACCCATGACCGCATTTTCTTAAAGTCCTTTTCTTTTAACGATTTATATAAATCGCCAAAGGATCCACCCAGATCAGAAGTCCGGTTAGGATCAAAACCCAGAACAGCATGTCTTTGAAGCTCGTTGATGATCCGCCGCCAATCCGGGGCATGTTTGATAATAATCGGTGGTAATGCTTTTTCATTATATACTATCCCTTCATTGTCTAGAATATACTTAGCTCTTTCAAAGAACTTTTGCGCAAGAACTGCTAAATCCTTTTTAGTAGTATTAAATTCGTATACGCCACAACGAGAATGAAGAGGTTCAATAATACGATTTTTAAAATTACATGTAAGAATAAATCTACAGTTGTTAGCAAATTCTTCGATAAAACCACGAAGAGCTGGTTGTGTAGACTGCGGATTAAGATAATCTGCTTCGTCTAGGATAACTACTTTATATCCACCTGTAAGAGAAACGGTTGAGGCAAACTGTTTAATCTTGCCACGAAGGGTGTCGATGTTACCTTCTTCAGAACCGTTAATAATAATGTAATCGACATTTAATTCATTACACAGTGCTTTTGCAACTGTGGTTTTACCGAGGCCGGCAGTACCGGTGAAAAGCATATTAGGCAGTTCACCGGTATCTACTAGTCTCTGGAAAGTTTGCTTAAGATCATCTGGTAAAATGGTCTCAGCAATCTTACGAGGACGGTACTTCTCTACCCAGAGAAAATCATTCATTTACAAACTCCATAACAAAAAGGTATTAT